AAGTAACCTTTACGACCAGCTAGGCCATCTGTTTCATATCCTGTCGGGGTTAAAAATGATCCTAAGTCAACATTTAAATTATTCGATTCAACAAGTAACGAATGTAACATTGCAGATGCTGGTACACTATAACCATATACTGTGCTTTGGATATCTCCACCGTATACATAGTGATTGTTGAGATTTAAATTAGCACCTAATGTAGGGGAAATATCGTCTTGTAATTTAGTACGAGCTGTTAAATTAACTGTAGTATCGGTACTAGAAAATGCTACTGAGCTATTGGTACTTGTTAGTGTTTTAAATTGTAAATTAGTAGAATCTTTTTGTGCAAAAATTACAGCACCACTACCGAGATTAACCCCATTTACGATCGCTGCCGCGCTGTCTAAGGCAGCAAAGTTCGCATTAACTTTGGTAAATGCGACTCTGAGATCGTCACCAGTGCCATCATTTGCATAGTTACCTAAATTAATTGTTTGAATCGCCATAATATTTGCTCTCTTTTAATATTTACCGTATTTTAATAAGTGCCACCTAACGCCACACGACGCCATGTGTTTGTTGATATACAGATATACATGTAGGTAGAATCGTAGCTGATTTGTCCAGCTGTACCGGTAGCGGTTGATGCTTTAGTGCCAGTAGGAATTACTAACCCGTTTGGCACGGTAACAACACCATTTGCATTTATAGTTAAACTTCCAACTTTACCTGGAATATTAAAACTTATAGTGCTAGCTGTTGCATTGTATGGAACATAAGTTGTTTGTGTATGGTCCAGCGCATCATTGGCAACACCGTACGCATCGGTACCAGTACCTACAGCAAATACTGCACCAGTAGCTCCATTGGCAATTTTTAGTGAATAGTTTGTAGTTCCTGAAATGTCTGTTAGAGTCTGTCCGGTAAATGTATAATTATTAGGAAACGTTAGCACACCAGTTGATCCAAGGGCAAGTGTATATGCACCATTGGTCAGCTGTGACTCACTTGCGCCCCCAGCATACAATTCAGTAAAGTTAGCATTGACTTTTTCAAAAGCCGTACGTAACGGATCTCCGTTCTTGTCGTTCGCCGACTGCCCGATGTTTATATTTAAACGTGCCATTATGATCTCCCTACCGCCACTTCGATAACCCCTACACTATCGTAGTCTTTATCCTCTATGGCTTTACCAATAATGCTACCTAGTTTCGGATCTGTTGCTTTAACTGCGCATCCGGGAGTTGCACTTGTTGTTAACAAGTCGCCTTTCTTAACACGACCGACTACCTTACATGGAACACGACCTGCTAGTGCTAGACATACAGCAATACCCGTCTGATCCTTGTTCATGACATATGCTGGATCAGTCGTTACAATACCTGCTAGACGTGCATCACCAAATATATTTGTTAAAGTAACTTCTTTATCACCACCGAACACTAATACTGTGCCCGGTTCGTATTCTTGATCACCTTCATAGAATTCAGCTAAGTCAGCATAGGTAGCTTGGAATTTACTTGCTCCGGTTAATGACCATGTACCTTGGATAGTACCGCTAGTAGCATCTGCACCTGTTGTAAGCGTTGTTGATTTTAATGTTCCTAAACTAAAATCAATTTGACTACTTGCTTGTACAGCCCACTGACCGGTAATAGTACCAGCAGTCGACGGTGCACCTGTAGTAATTGCTGTTACTTTTAATGTACCTGTGCTAGTATCAAGTGTACCTGTAGTGGTAATAACTGCGTTACTTGCATTAGTACCGCTAGCAGTTAATATTGTTTGTGCTCCAGGAGTCGTTATATTTAATGTTGTACCACCAGTAATAGTTAATGTACTGTATGTTGCAATTTTTAAACTGCCAACGTCAACGCTCTTATCTGTTGAACTCTTAACAATACTGCTTACCGCGTTAGCAACTGAAACTGGCGTTACTGTGTAAGTATTTGCACCGCCTGTGTTAGTTACAGAGTTAAATGTACTATCACCGCTTGTCACAACAGTCATTGCTCCGGCTGTTGTAAACGGAGCATTGCTTACACCGTTACCATCTGTTACTACTTGTACAGGAGTCATTTCGCTCGGCGCAGCCGCAGAACCTGTTCTATTACCAAGTATAGTACCCGCGCTTACATATTGAATCTTATTATATGTAACGCCAGTAGTTGTATTAGTTGAAGTCTGTAAAGTGATCCAGCCACTTGATGCTGTAAACTGTGTATTACTAAAACTTGCTAGACCTAGATCAGCTTGTGTGATACCAGTGGCATTAGCACGAGTACTTGCCGCAGTCATTGACAATTTACTTTGTGAAATTGCCGCACTAGCACTAACCATAGCATTTACTATAACACCGGACTGGATAGCAGTTGTTAATGTACCGGCACCAGCATTGAACGTTGTATTAACATCACCTGTTGGAATACTTACGTTCCTCCAACCACCAGTAGTTCCACCTGTGTTGCTAACAGCACTGTCATACACTAAGAAGTTAGTATTAGCAACAGTTGAGGATAATGTAGCCGCAACGTCTTTAAGTTTATTGACTGAGTTAGTATTTGCAACTTGCGTATCAACATATAACTTATTAGTTGCATCGGAGTTAATACTTGGAGCAGCCAAGTTGTTAATTGTGTATAAGGCCATATTTAGGTTGCCCTTCATAGCCAATGAACCACTAAGTGCTAGGTAACCTGGACCGATTAAATTAGTACTTGCAATCGGATTGCCACCGTAATCCAACCCTAATCTACGATCAACAAATCCACGGATTGCACTTTGTACTGGTACTGTATCAGCGGCATTGTTAGTCATTGCTGAATCTGTTGAGAACTCAGCAACAACTACACCACGTTTAAATCCTAGACCGTCTAGGTTACTCAATGCAATAGACGCACTAAATGTTACACTACCGGTACCCTGGTCAACGCTGAAGAAACGTCCTACACGGAAAATACCATTTTGATCAGTGGTCACATAGAACACACGACCTACACCTTCTTCTAATACTTCTTGACTTTGATTAGCTGCCTGCGATGGATTACCATAGATAACTGTTGGCCAGTTGGTAGTTGTGTAGCTACCAGTGCCAATATTCAAGAAGTCATGTCCTGTAACACGAGTTGTTGAAATACGTGTAGTAATCTGTGCGGCTTCTGCTCCTGGATAACCTAGACGAGGATTAAATGCATTGCTTAAACTAAACGGAGTTGAAATACCTAACGTTGTACTAGCACCTGATGTAGCCTCTCGCGTGATAGTTGTAGTTGTTGCATTACTATAAGTTCCAGGATTGTATGGATAATTTAATGTAATGCTAGTTGTGCTACTTGCTGAACAAATTGTATAACCGTTGTACAATGGATTAGTATTACCGCTTACATAATAATAAACACCAGTAGTCGGAGCAGTAGTTGAACTAAATGTATATGTTACGCTATAAGTACCAGCGTATGTTCCTGAGCTTACTGTTGTTACAGTTAAACCTGTTCCACTATTAGTATAGCTAGTTCCATAAACATAGCTTGGTGAATAGTATGCCATGCTACCAGAAGCTACTGTGGTTAGGGTAAAGTCTGTAGTACTTTGCGTAGAACTAATTCCAATTTGCTGTGTTGCGGCTATGATTCTACTAATATAATATGTTGTTCCGCTGACTACATTTCCAAACACTGGATTGGCAGTAGTACCGGTAAAGACGATCGGTGCACCAACATACATATTGGTTGTTTTACTAACTGTTAATAAGTTAGCAGTACCAGTAATAGTGGTGCTAGTTTGAGCAACAGTTGTGTTAGTTTGCCATGTTGATCCGTTACCACTACCACTAATATTAGCAGTGATATAAACGTTACTACCTATAGTACCACCAGTTAACACCATACCTACTGCGATAGTTCCAGAAGCTAGTGTACCTACAGTTAATACACCAGTAGTTACAGTAATAGTAGAACCAGTCATTGACGCAACTGAGTTTAATGATGCACTCGCAGTTCCAGCAGTTCCAGGAGCAGTAGGATATACCAAGCTCATGGTGTTAGTATTGATACCAGTAGTTACAGTAGCACTAGTTTGAACGATAGATGTCAGTACCGCTGTTAATTGTGCTCCGCCTAATATCTGACTTAATGAAATAGTAGGAAGGCTAGTGTATCCATAACCGGGGCTTGTAACTGTTACAGTAGCAATACTACCGTTGACAATCGTACAACTAGCTTGCGCTTGAGTAATAGCACCACCGCCACTAAAAGTTATTATCGGTGCCGTTGTATAACCTGTACCACCACTAGTAATTGTTACACCTTGAACAGTTGCAACTGCGGTAGCACTAATACTTGTACCTGCAGGTAACCAAGCGGCTGGACTGATTGTAAACTGTGTAGTACCAATCAGTGATTGAATAATACAATATGAAGGAACATATGCCCCTGCAGCCACAGTAGTAACAACCATACCTACTGATAATGTAGCATTGCTTGATACTGTGACTAGAGTAGAACTACCTATAGCCGCAATTTGATATGCGCCATTATATGTGCTAGTACTTTGTCCTGATATAGTAATATAACTATCAACTGCCGGATATGCTGTTCTATATGGAATTGTAAATGTTACTAGACTGTAGCTAGTTCCTGTAGGACCACTCGCAGTACTAGAATAAGTCATGCTATTGATAGCAGTTCCATCAGCAGAATTATTATATACTGGATTTGGATCAATGGTCAAATAACTATTTTGAACAGTACCGAATGTAATAGTTCCAGAAGGCTGAACTGATGGATAGTTGTTTAGAGTAACAGTAGCAGTTGACCCAACTAGGCTTACTGCTGAAACATATTGTGTACTGTTAAATCCAGTTCCAATTACAACTTGTCCATTTGAGATAGTACCAGCAACACCAGTAACTACTAGCGTATAACTTGATGTACTACCTGTGCTGAATGAACCAGTAGCAATAGTAGTTGGCGCAGTATAACTTACTACGCGGTGTACCCTACCTGCCCAACCAAATAGGTAAAGTCCTTTGTTAACTTGCGAAATTATTGATTGATTAGCAATAGTCAATACTGAAATCTTATTATCGCCTACATTGCGACCTTGTGTCTTATTAGAGAATGTAACGGTGCCACCAGGGATAATAGTTGGTACCGCACTTAATGTAAGAACAAATATTGATCCAGTAGGGTTAGCCACCGCTGTTACTGTTTGTGCAGTGAATCCAACACCACCGATATAAGCACCGACTAAGGTGCTGGCAGTTGTAAACACAGTACCAGCAACGAATGAATTAATTGTTAGTGTTGTACTTGTAACACTTCCTGATGAAGCAGTAATTGTAATGCTTCCTGTTGCGCTTATACTTTGATTAACAGTCCAACTAGATCCACTACCTGCGGTAATATAAGTACCTGCGGTAATTCCATTGCCAGTAACTCCTTGACCAATACTAACAGTTCCTACTAATCCGCTTGAAACCGTTAATGTAGTTCCGCTAATGTTTCCAGTAAATGTAGCTAATGAAGTAACTACTGATGCGCTAGCATCATAGTTAGGATCAGCATTTGAAATATTGCCACCATCTGTGGTAAACAGATAAAAACCGAAAGAAGTATCAGTGCCTAGGATAGCAGTATTGGCTGGTAGTTGCTCGCCGGTTGATTCTGTCAAACCGTATGCAATAACACGATAGATATCTGCTAGATTATCACTGTACTGGACAGCAGTCGATGGGCGAGTTGGTTTTACATTATCAATGTTTAAGAATTTAATGTTCTGTAATATACGTATAGTGATCAACTGACCATCATATAATGCATATGCTAAACCGTTTGTTGATGTGGCATTAGTACCGCTTGTACTCAAGTTTAATTGTAAAACGTTTTGTCCATTGACAGTGGTTGTTGTATGTGCAACGCTACCGATCAAATAACGTGTAATATTACCGCCCGATAGTGTGTGGTCAATTTCTAATTCGCTAACATTATATGGAATGTAGTTGTAACCGACAATGTAAACGGACAACGCTTGGGTAGTAGCAGTTGGAACCATTTGGCCTGCGAATATACCTTGTTTGTAAATTTTAGCAGTTTGTACCATGTCGTTAGCTAGTACAACTGAGTCTGGCAATTCTGTTACATCGAAACCTGTTGCACGTAATCCGTAATTACCGTGTGCATTTGAACTGGCTACAGCACGTATCTGGCCACCATTAATTGACCAGAAGTGTGTATGACAGTAGTATGAGAATGTTGAAACTTGCTCGGAGGCTGCACCGTTGGTTACAACAATGGCATAACCTAAGTCATTAATCATAGCGAAGTCATTTGCTAACATTGAACGGTTACCACCCATTTCAATGTTAATTGGCAAGCTAGCACCAGCGTTAAGATAATTAGTTATTGATGTCTGTGTTGCAGATTTTGCTGTAACAATCGTAGTCCTGTCAGATTTAACTTGGTTGTAATTTGTATCAGTTGGCAATGTTAAAACTGTACGAACGACTGATGTAGCATCACTTCGAGTAAATGATAATGGAACGTATGTTCCAGATGCTGCCGCATTGTTATTAACTGTAATTTGTCCGCTTGACAAATAACTAGCTATACTTGTAACAGTTGCTCCAGAGGCAAAGTAAGTACCAGCTGGAATAGTTGAGCCGACGTTAATTAATGGGTTATAAGGGACATTAGTTAATACATTTGATCCTGAAGTAATAGTAGCCTGGACTGTGTTATTAAATATACCTTCATATAGATAATCAATGTGAACACTTACTAGGCCTGCTAGAGTAGTTGCTTCTGTACTTGTTGCCGCAGTAGCCGCAACTTTATTTTGACTAACGATATTACCTGCTGAAACACTAACAGTTTGATTCTGCACAACTTGTTGTATAATAGTGCTTAGTCGACCAAACATAGACATATAATATGTTTCTTGGCCTGAGATATTTGAACTTCCGCCTAAGTAGTAGGTACTTGCTCCATCATAAGATGCTGAGTTCCCGCCATATAACAAGTCATATGTTAAGGCATCAACTGCATAACCGATATCTTTCTGAGTCTTCGTTGCACTATAGGTGGCAATTGATTTTGTAATAAAATTACTAGCAAACCATGCAGTAATTTCTGCTTGTATAAATGCTTTATTAGCCTGTAGAATAGTTACAGCATTTGCTACGTTAGTTGATGTTGCACCTGAACCTGTATATACCGGGAATGTTGAACTTGGTAATACACCTATACCGTTAGTGATAACATTAGTAAGATTAGCAATACTAGCTGTAATTTTACTCTTACTTGTAGTATTAGTAATATTTGAATTCATAATGTCTCTAGCTTTATTAATAGCGGATAAGACATATAATTGTTTAATACCAATAACAGCATTAGCAGGTTGCAACCATGCTAATGCCATTTTATTAGTTTGATAATTAGAACCAGTTACTAGATCGTAAGTAACCGCATCGATAATACCACCAATGGATGCATTTGGATAATTTGAACTAGTTATCAATGATGCACTGTATAAGGTACTTGGATCATATGGTGTAGAAACATCGAGTGTTAGTGTTGCTGTGTATGTTCCACTGTCATAAGTTGGAACATCATCAACTTGATAACGATTGCCTGCAATATAAAATACGCAAGGCGTTTGCGGAGCACGGATATCAAGGCCACTGTTTACACTACCAGTAACTGTAACTGTAATACCAGCTACCCCGTTAGCACTAGCGACATTAGTGATAGTACCAAATAGTCGTCCTGTAAATCCATCAACAAACTGCCCACCTGCAAAACGTTTAGCATTAGTTGATTGACTAAATGATGTACATACTTGTCCATATGGTGACTTAGTTTTAATTTGACCTTCTGGATCAAGCACCATAGCGAATCCGCCGTGACCTTGGAATGTAATGCCAGTAATACGTGTAGCATCGTTACACATGAACACGTCAATTAATTTGTTGTTCAACGGAGTTGAATTGATATCTAACGGATCAACTAAGTAATGGCGTCCATAGTTTTTAGTTCCATATACGTGCCAGTTACCTGTAGTAAATGTAGTTGCACTTGGGAACGGATATACTACTGTACAATTTAATATATTACCAGCAACACTTGTAATGACAGCCTTACCGACTATTCCTGTATCACTAGTAGCAGTCATAATAACCAATCCAACCCAACTTGCAGGAGCCTGACCAGATGCCAACGTAGCTGTAATATTTCCAGTCGGTGCTGATATAGTTAATGAAGATGTTAATGTACTAGAATAATCAGTAGTAAAATCGATTAGACCAGTTTGTATTCCGTCAATAATTGAATCACGATAAAAGAATATACTACGCCATGGACTTTGGCTTACACGATCCAACGGACGGATAATTGTTCTACGGAATTCATCACCGCTGATGGATACGTTAGCCGGTAATTTAATTGGATAATCTTCATAATAAATACCGCTTTCAACACGAATGGTAATGTTAAGATTTTTAACAGTCTCACCAAAATCCATTTGTTCACCAAATATAACTGAGGTCGAAGAAAGTGCACCAGTCAGGTTAGCACTCAATGTAATAGTAGTTCCGTTAATACCAGTAACATATGTTCCTAAAGGAATATTACCGCCAGATACACCCATTCCAATGGCAATGCTACTTGTATAGATATTTGTATATGTTAAGCTAGCTACTGTAATCGTATTCGTGCCACTAGTACCAGTTGCAGTAGTTGGCACATATTGGAAGAAACCAGGCTTACTCATACGCAATACAATAGTATCAACACCGGTTCCGGTGTTGGCAGTATAGCTTAGTATCAAACCATTTGCACCCGAGCTTCCGCCTACTAGTACCTTAGCAGGTATAATGTGTACATTGCCAGCAGTACCTTGATCAACAGAACTATTACCACCGTTGCTAATAGTTAAAGTATAAAGACCAGTACCATAACTCGGTGTCGGAGCCGCACCGTATCCTAACTGGATGATACTAATTAAAGTATTCATGTTAGTTGTGAATGTTGTTTTAGCTCCAGCACTGGCTGTATAACTACCACTGATAACTTGTGTAGTTAAAGTTTGATAACGTTGTGCAGTAGTTTGATTTAACACTTGAAGTGCTAGGTCTCTAGCAAACTGTATACCATCTACTGTTTGACTATACTGAGTACCGATAGCAACACTCTTAGCACTCGTATTACTGTAATAACTTAGACCTGCATTAATACTTTGATAAGTTCCGCCAGTTAATAAATCGATGACCATTGCATCGATGATATAACCAACATCTCGATAACAAGTAGCTTGATTGTAAGTAAACCCACCTGGATATGTAGTAGTTAGATATGTGTTAACATATGCTGAAATGGTAGTCTTGTTAGACTCCATGATGGTTCTGGCATTTTGAGTAACACTGCTATAGCTTGTTAATACCGGAGCAGTAATGCTGTAGGTTGTATTGTTTACAATAACATCTTGTACTTGGTTGAATAACGTGTATATTGTAGTAGATGCGGCACCACCGTCAGACCATGAACTATTTTTAGTTTGTGTAATGACACCTTGATATAATGGACTAACTGTTGTATTGCCAATAATCTGAGCGGCAATTTGTTGAACATGCTGTACCGCAGCCGCCAATATAGCTTGAGTTAGACTAGATTCTATCTGAGAAACACCATTTATCCAGAATTGTTGAGATGCTAATGTTGTTGCTCTGTTACCGCCATATACTAGGTCGTGTATGACAGCTTCTACAATATAAGTTATATCTCTAGTATTAGTTGCTGTATTATAAGTTAATCCAGAATACTGAGAATTAATCCAGGCATTTGTTTCTGCCGCAATAAAAGTAATGTTAGCTAACAGCGCATCACGTGCATGACCGTAAGCAACAGTTAATGCACTTGGTGTTCCGTATGTTGGAGTTGTTCTTGTAGCGATTCCGTTGGTCAACAAACCGGTCGCTATGTTGAATAAACTAGTAATACTAGCATTTGTTCCGCTGTCATTAAGAACAGGATATGTATTATTAATGTACGTTACTGAAGCTGAACTTAGAGCAGTCTTTTGTGCTAGTACTGCTGTTCTAGCAGTTGTTAAAATACTCGCTGCCGCGCTAGTAGTAGGTAGTGTAATGCTCGGACTCGGTGTGCTTACACTGTTTACTATAGATGAAATTGTAGAAATGTTTGTGCTTAAAGAACTTAGTACGGGACTAGTAAATGTGAATGTACCGCTCGGAGTTGCATTTGGTACAGCACTTAATGTGATAGTAGTGTAAATTCCATTGATACTAGTCGCTACTACTTTCTGTCCATTAGTGAAACCTGTTCCTGTAATTACCTGACCAACACTGATTAAAACAGTACCGGTAGTTACAGTTAATGTTGTACTAGATGTACTTCCGCTATAGAATGTAGCAGTAGCAGTATTGTTACCAGTTAATGTAGAATTAATATATTGTGAAACGCTAGTTTGATATATTAATACAGGTAGTGTATTAGTAACGATTGCCTGAACTAATGTATTGATATAATTAATTGCGGCAACGGTTGCTGTTTGTTCTGTAGCTTGTATTTGTAAAACATTACCGATCCAGTATCTCAAACCAGCATATGCACTTTGGCTATTACCACCGTACATTAAATCGTAAATCAACGCTTCAACGATGTATTTTACATCTCGCTGGCAAGTAGTTTTGCTATAACTTAATGATGGATAGTTAGCCAATAAGTAGGCAATAATTTCAGCTTGTATAAAACCAATATTGTTCTTTAATAAATCTCTAGCACTAGTTTGTCCTATCACAGTTGATGAAAGAGCAGGCCATGAAAGTGTAATCGTTGATCCTGCTTGTATGACTGCCTTTATAGTTGTTACTAAACTGTTAACAGTAGCTATCATTGTAGGCGATGTTGCAACTTCACTGATTGCAACAATAGAAGAACCGAGATTAGTAATCGCTGATGCGATTTCTGTTGTACTTAGACTTGTTCCAGCATTTGAAAATGCCTGTGCTACTCTTAGACTTTGATAGTTGCTACCAAATATTAAATCATAACAGATAGCATCAATTACAGTACCAATATAAGTTTGTAATGAAGCAGTGCTATATGAATAATTTAAAATTTGAGTCTTGGCTTGATTAATAGCATCAATAATTTGTGTCAATTGATTATTGATGATATCACTATTGTATGTTCCAAATAATTGACTAGCTTGAGTAGTTACATTATGTGTAGTACCTAATACAAGGTCGTATCCGACTGCACTAATCATATTTTCAATGATTGATGCCCAGCGTGTCTTACTAAAGGTAAAACTGTTTACATATTTTTTATTAAGATAAGCAACAGTTTCTTGTTGAATAAATGCCTTGTTTAATTCTAATAAATTGGCCGCACCGGTATATCCAGTATCAGCACTATTGCCACCGCTTAGTGTTATACTTTGTATTTGACTACTGTATTGGCTTGGGCCGACTGTGTAGGCAATGCGTTGCTTGTATGGACCGGGTTCAAAATTAGCAAGATTGATTAAATTCTGTGCTTGTAAGCAAGCGGCACCTACAGTTTTATAAGCATATTGCCAATAACGTCCTTCGCGTCCTATTGGAGTATTCTTTTGTGTATCGTCACCTTTAGTAGCCGATACAAATAGATTAACACCACTGTAATAGGTATTGTTGTCAACATAATATTTTGAAGCTGCCTGGAGATCGTTTGTGCTATTAACAACACCTGAACCAGATAGCGGTGCTGGATGATCACTGAGATTTAACACACCAGTCATAGTGTCACCACCTCGATATACAACATCTTTACGTTGCATCGCTTCAGTGCTTAGATAGTTACTTGTCAGTGTTGGATCATAATCAGGATCACCAGTTTGCGGTAATGTAGGTTGTGTTCGAGGTTTAACTGCACTAGTTAGAGCGACTGAAGTTATGCCATTACTAGTTGTAGATGTAGCTTGAAGATAATTCTTATCAGCATAACCTTTAGTAACTGGTAGTTGATCTAAGGTCGTAGTAATACCTAAACTTTGATATGCGCTATTAAATGCTGTTACTAAGGCCGCACTTGGATCTGCTAATTTACCAAGAGTCAAACTGTTAGCATTAAGGAAGTTACCCAATGTTGGGAACGGATCGTTTGATAAGTTAGGGCTACTAACTGTTAAGGTAAGTTTAGTAGGATCACTAGCATTGATAGTTAAACCTGAATTGCTCGAAACGATCGTTCTAGCAGTTAAGGCACTACCTGCAGGATTAGCCATGATAATTTGATTACCGGTATAGCTAGTTGGCGCATCGCCGAGTGCTGTAAATTTAATAGTTCCGCCAGCACCAAAAATGCCATAGAGCTCATTAAAGTTTGCATTTACCTTACGGAACGATTCACGGATACTGTCACCAGTTCCGTCATTACCCTGAATACCGATATCAATTACTTGTAGTGACATAATTAAACTCCGAAACTGCTACCGCAGCCGCATGTTGTTGTTGCATTTGGATTCTTTATACTAAATTGGCTTCCCATGACATCTTCTTTATAATCTATTTCTGCGCCCTGTAGATATGTCATACTCATACTATCCACAAGTATTTTGTGTTGATCTAACGGTATTTCAAAATCGTCTTCGTTAGTTTCTTCGTCAAAAGTAAAACCGTAGCTAAATCCGCTACAGCCTCCACCTTGTACAAATGTACGTAACGCTAGTTTAGGATTGTTTTCTTCAAGGAGTAAATCCTTGATTTTTGCTTTTGCTGAGTCAGAAATTGTAATCACGATTGGCCCTCGATATGGTATTTATCGAAACCATTTTATAATCTTAACGTAAATATGTATATGTTTATTAGAACAGAATTTAGAGAAAATCACTATGTGCGCACTAGCAATAGGGGTATTACTCACACATATAAACGAAAGAAATCAGTATTAGTTATACAATGCGATTGTTGCGGTGAAGTATTTCAAAGAGATAAGGGATCAATGGATCCTAATCGATTAACTAACTCTGTATATCATGTATGCGGGAATTGTGATGCTAAAAAGTTTGCACAAGAAAAGGGTGTTGAAGCTCGAAAAGTTTGGGATATGCCTGTGAGTAGTCTTAAGACGATAGACCAACTCTAGAACTGATCACATTCCAATTAATAATCTTCCACTGATTAGCTAGATAACTTTTCTTGTCTGCTTGATAATCTAATGCCCAAGCATGTTCCCACCAATCAACTAACAGAACAATGTCCTGCTTAATTTGATGATTTTTAATTGTCTTTATTTCACCGTTACGTGCTAGATATACCCAGCCACTGCCTTGTATCTTCATGGCTTCTTTTTCAAATGCATCTGTAAACTTATCAAATGTTTTGAAATGTTTAGTAATGAACACGCCTGCAGAGCCGTCTGGTTCGTTAGTTCTTGTAGGTTTTTGAAACTGCGTAAAGTAAATATTATGTAAAAACGCACCTGCTTCATTAAAGTCAGGATCGCCTTCGCCTTTGTTAAAACGCTTAACATACCCACCATATAATTCGCCGTAGTGATAATCAATGGTATCTTCGCTCATGCTGGGTTCTAAATCATCGCGGGCGTATGGTAATTTTGTTTGGGTGAGACTTTTAGGAGTCTTGCCCTCATTCAAACTAACGTATCTAATAAAGTTGTACATAATGGTATTTATCGTATAAATATTTCACTAGGAGATTAACTATGTTAAATCACATTAAAAAACTATTTGGATTTGGTCCTAAAGAAGCACCGGTCGTAGAAGTGCCTTATAAGGTCGAAACCCCAGCTGTAAGTCCAGTTGCTGAACAGGCTAGTCAAGCTGTTGTAGAATCTATTGTTCCAGCTAAGAAAAAGCCAGCGGCAAAGAAAGCACCTTCGACTAAGAAGCCACGTACTCCAAAAGCACCGAAATAATATAAGGGCGGTATGCCCTTATTCAAATCGCTTTAATTGCTCTGAGTACCGAGTCATATCCCCTTGTATCTGAACACGACGTTGTTCGCTGATACCGGGGGATTCTTCTAGCTCTTCTCTAAGAGTTTCCAACCTATGTATTAGTTGTTCTCGAGATAGCTTTTGGCTTGATTGTACAGTTCCATGCTGGCGAGGTTTTTGCCCTTGCTTTCGCACATTATGTCGAACTGGTTTAGAAAAGTTATTACCCATTCGTTT